CAGTTGGTATTTGGTAATCCAAATCCAAATGAGGGTTATGAAGAACCAATCACCAATAACAAGAGAAATGAAATTAGAAAAGCAGTTATGGTTGACCCCGCTCCTGGTCAATCTGGTATGGTAAATCCAAAAGCATCCACAGCAAGAGGTGCAAGAGATGAGTTCTCCATGTCATCCAATAATATCATTCTGGTTGACATAGATGACACCTTGGTGAATGGGATTACCCCCAACGAGAAGATAATTGATTACGTGAACTCTAAATGGGGTTCTAATAGGATTGTAATTCTCACGGGTAGGAAGGCAAGCAGAAAAGGTGAGACAATTCGTGAATTGGATAGATGGGGTGTTAGATTTGATGATTTATATCTCAATGATACTGACAAACCGTCACACCAATATAAATGGGATAAAGCAGAGGAATTGATGAATAAGCGTTTCAACATTGTTGAGGCAATTGAGAACAATCCATTCACTTATGCAGGATATCAGAGATTGGGTATCAAGGTAAAAACACCAGATTCATTCTCAATGATTCCAAGTGGATTTTTACAAGGTCTTGCAATATTTGAAGAAAGAACAGATGCTGAGGACTATTCATATCAAATGGGATGTGGAGGAGTAGTTGAAGAGGTTGAATATATGGGAAAAAAACAGTTCCAAGCATGTTCTTATAGAAAGCAAGAAAAGATGAAGTCTATTGGATTCAAGGCTGAAGACGAGAAAAAGATGCTTTATTCCCCATTGATGGTTCCTGGTATTCTAATTCCAAGATTAGATGAGAATACAGGTGAGAGATATTTCGTTCGTTTCACAAAGGAAACCATTGAGAAAATTCAACAGAAGTTTATGATTGAACAGAGGCTCAGAAAGACTAACTATGAGCACACCAATCATAAATTCAATGACATCATCATGGTTGAGTCTTGGCTCGTTTCAGGTGATTCAGACAAAGCGTATTCTTTAGGTTATTCTAAAGAAGACATTCCGGTAGGTACTTGGATGGTTGGATATAAGATTTTGGATACACCTGAGGGTGATACTCTATGGAATGATTATATCAAAACAGGAAAAGTTCGTGGTTTATCCGCTGAGGGTGAATTTTTGATGAAATTTTCTCGTGAAAAAACGGACGAGTATTTATTGGAACAAATAATAAACATTATTCAACAAATAGATTAAAAAATGACTGCTAAAGAAGCTATTGACAGAATTGCAGATATGTTGAATTTGAAATTTACAAAGGAATCATTCGCTACTACCAAATTGGTTGAAGGAGACGTTGAGGTTACAAATAACCTTGATGAGGAATTTAAAATTGGTCAGGAGTTGTTTGTGGTAAATGAGTCAACTCTTTCTCCTGCTCCTCAAGGACGCCACGAGACAAGAGAAGGTCTTATCTTAGTTGTAGATGAAAATTCAGTTATCATAGCAATGGAACAAAAGGCAACCGAAGCACCAGCAAATGAAGGCGGAGAAGCTCAAGCTGATGTCACTGTAGAAGAGGGAATGGAAGAGACCGTAGAGGTTGAAGTTCCTGAAGAAGCGGCTGATGTTATGAGCGAGGACGTTGTTCAGGCTGTTGTTGAGGCATTGACTCCTGTTGTGGAGGAAATCAAATCCTTGCAAGAGGAAATGAAAAAAATGAAAGAAAAGATGGAAATGCAAATGTCAGCATTGAATGCTGATTTCCAATCTTTCAAAAAATCACCTGAGAAGTTCTCTGTAATTGAGAAAAGAACTTATAAAGACTCAGTTGACGATTTCAAATTAGAAATAATAAAATCACTCAAAAAATAAAAACAAAAACAAAGAATAATCAAAATGGAAAATAAAAAGAAATTTTCGTTCAATTATGATTTATCAGCATTACCAACCTATAATTCTTATGGTTCTGATATGTTGATTAAATCTATTCTTGGTTTGACCCTCCCAAAATATTCTACAATCAGACCTAATTTGAAGGGAACAACTGAGAAGGTTGGTTTCGTAACCAACGATGTCGTTTTGCAAGATTTGTCATGTGGATTTGACCCAACAGGTGACACAGTTCAAAACCTTGTAACAATTGACTTATGTAATAAAAAAGTAAATCAGCAATTGTGTCCTTATGACTTATATGACACATATTTGTCTCAGTCTTTGACAAATGCTAACTTCCAAGAGTCAGTACCATTTGAAGAGACTATCTTGACTGATATCTCAAATAGAATCTCTAACAACGTTGAGAAGCAATTGTTCTTGAACGCAACTGGTGGTTCTTCATTGGGTGGTGCTTCTTACACAGGAGCATGTTTCAATGGTGTAGGTGCTACAATAACTGAGGCTAACGGTGCTAACAGAATCGCTTATTCTGCTGCTACTGCTTCTAATGGTTTGGATGTATTCACAGCAATTTACGAAGCAATCCCATCAAATGTTTTACACAGAGATGACTTGGTTATCTACTGCTCATACTCTAACTACAGAGGTTTGGTTAGCTCAATGAGAAATTCTTCATATGTGAACTTGTTCACAATGGATGCTGCTGGTGCAGCTGCTGGTGAAGAGTGGTCATTGATTCTTCCAGGTACTAACGTAAGAGTTATTCCAACTGTAGGTCTTGAAGGTATTTCTGCTTACTTCGCAGGTCCTGCTGGATATCACATGGTTGGTATGAACGCTGAGATGATGACTGTCAAGTCTGTATACGACCCATTTGAGGATATCGTAAAAATCCAGGCTCACGTATCTTACGGATATGGTGCGTTTGACCCAGCTTCATTCTGCTTATGTCAGGGTGCTTAATCTAAAAAATAAACTTTTACTAAAAAATAAATAAAAAATGGCAAGTTGTTATATTAGTACTGGATATACTTTAGATTGTAGAACTGCATCTACAGGTGGTTTAAAAACCATGTGGATATTAGGTGGAGCAGCAAATGCAATTACAGGATATACAGTAACAAATTCAGAAGTGTCAGCAATTGGAGGTTCAGGAACTTGGTTCAAGTTTGAATTACCAAAACAAGCGGCTTCATTAACAGAAACTTTGGGTGTAAACACTACAACCCAAAACGTGACTTTCCAACCAGAGGTAGTTGTGAACTTACCAAAGTTACAAACAGAATTGAGAGATGTGTTTGTTGACTTGGTTTCTCAGAACGAAATCTATGCGTTGGTAGAGGATAACAATAACAGATACTGGCTCGTGTTCTTGGACAATGGTGGTCAAGTTTCTGCAGGTTCTTTGGCTTCAGGTCAGGCTTATACTGATTTGAACGGAGCAACAATCACTATGTCAGGTGGTGAACCAACCTCAGTAAGAGAGGTAACCGTTTCAACTACAATTGCTGCGGTATTCACTACAGGCGGATTCACATTTGAATCATAAAAAAAATCTTTTAGATTTATGGGGGGTGTAGCAACCCCCCTTTTTTAGCCTCTATTTATTTGTATGAAATATATCCGTTGGAATGGTAAAAAATGGTACTTACCAAAACCCAAAAAATATGAAGCAGACATCAATGAATTGATGAAACCTTTGGGGGAAAAAGCCTTCAAAGGAAATATATGGGGTTCTGTTATTACAAATGTATATAAAGAAGCAGAGAGTGGACCACCACCCACTCCTTCTGTTACTCCAAGTAATACTCCAACGAGTACTCCAACAAGCACTCCTCCGGTAACTCCAAGTTATACCCCTTCACCAACTCCTGTTTCTTATCTTTTAGATTTGTATTCTGCGGATGCGTATGGTGCGTATTCTTTGAGGAAATTGAGTTCAACTTACTTGGGTGATGCAATTCGTGTTAGAAGAGATTTGGATAACGCAGAAACGGATATTGGATTTGTTGGTGAGGATTTGGATATTTCAACTCTAACTACTTTTATGGCTGGTTCTGTTAGAGGTTATATTACAACTTGGTATGACCAAACAGGTGTCTCCGCTGATATGGTTCAATCAACCGCACTAAGACAAGCAGTTATCTATGATAGTGGTGCTGTATTGGTTGATGGAAATGGTAAAGCAAGAGCACAATTCAACGGAAATGCAGGAAATAACAACCCAAGTTTCTATAACGCATACTTACCTAATAGTATTGCAACAGGTAATACAGCAGTCTTTGCTATTGCTGAAAGAACAACTACAACAGGTGCAGACTTTGCATTATGGACAGCATCAGACCCGTTATTCAATGGTGTCGCATATAATCAACACACCCCATTATTGGTTGCTGAGTTGAATAATGTTGCTAATACCTTTGGAACTTTTGATAACTGGATTACTTATACGGGAAATATTAGTGTATCTCAATCACCTGATTCTGTCAATGTTCCATTTATTGGTGGATATGATAGAAGCGGAACAACCGTCACCATAACCTCTGTATCAACGAATGTGGATGTATCAACAGTAGGAACTCAAACTTGGATTTCATCAACAACCGGAGGCAATGTTATGTCGATGGGTCTTTCAGGAACTATCGCAGGAGCAAACGCATGGGCTGGATATTATCAAGAATTGGTGGTTTACAAACAATCAAAAACAACCTCAGCGTCAGGTATAAAAACAAATATGAACTCTTACTACAATGTCTACTAATGTAATTGGATACAAATATGTAACTGAGAACGGAGCAATTAACGATGTTACTGCTCTAAACATATATTATGGTCTACCAGCATCTCCGACAGATGAAACTCAAGATTGGACATCATATCTTACAGCAGATTTGGATTCACCTGTGTTTTGGTACATACCATATCACCCAACACTTGAACCTGTTTTAGGTAACCCTGAAACCTTTCAAGTCACATACCCTGAACCCATAACATTGTCTAACTATGTTGGTTCATAAAAAAGTAGTATTGGATGGAGTAGAATACGAGCATTACCAAATAAAACGATTAGAGTGGGATTTAGACACTTTCTTGGTAGGAGTAATGGTAATATACTATGATGATGAAAATAAACACGCAGCGAGGATAAAAACACACTATTTCAATACAGGTGAACATGTGGATGTTGATAAACTAATAGAACAAGTAAAAAAATTACACGATGGCATATAAGTTTTTAAAGGCAGTTTATTCTTACTATTTGGGTGAGCAAAGACCTCTCTTACAAATCAAGGAAGGATATGTTGCGGATGGACCACCACCAACTCCAACTCCTACTGCAACAGTTCCTCTTACACCAACACCAACTGAAACCCCAACGGGAACTCCATCGGTTACTGCTACTCCAACAGAAACGCCAACGGGAACTCCTCAGGTAACAACAACTCCAACCGAGACACCGACAGGAACTCCTCAAGTGACTCCAACCCCAACATTAACGCCAAGTGCGACTTTACCACTCTTTGATATTCTCACTGAGAGTTCAATCTCTATTTATACAGAGAGTGACCAAGCAATAAATTACGAACATTAATAACTAAAAAATGAGTTTAAAAATATCACAACTTCCTGAGTTCAGCGGTTCACCAGACGCAACTTGGATAGTACTAAACAATTCTGGTGAAACGACAACGAGTAAAATACTCCGTGAGGACTTTCTTACAGGATATACAAGTCCATTTCAGGCGGGTGATTTTGCTAAAACTTATGTAAACGACTATACAGCAACAAACGCTGTTGCAGGAACTTATCAAGGTATCATTGGTGGGTCAGGTAATACTATAACTGAAGCATCCTCATTCAATCTTATGATTGCTAACTCTAAGGATAGTTCAATCTCAGACCTTTCAACAAATGCAACTTATGGTGGACATGGACTTATCTTGAACTCAAGAAGTTCAAACATTGCGTCAACAGGTGCTGGAAGTGGAAATCATCAAATTATAGGTTCTCAAGAATCAACAATTTCTGGTGATGGACAACAGAATCAAATCATAGGTGCATTTGATGGAGACATAACAGGTGGAGGTTCGTGGAACACTATTATCTCTGGTGATGGTAATAAGGTCAACGCAACCGGTTCATTCAATCCAGGTTATAGTATTATTGCTGGTGGTTATGCTAACGTAATGAATGGTGGTGGAGTTGGAAATGCAATCCTTGCAGGTAATTCTAACTCAATAACCAATTCAGGTCCAAACGCAATTATTGAAGGTTCAAGTTGTAGTATCTCAAACTCAAACTATAACTCCACAATTTTAGGAGCAACAGCAGCACAAATCAATAACGCAGGACACTCAATAGTTTTAGGTGGTTATGCGAATATTCTTGGTAGTGCGAACTGTGCTGTGGTTTCAGGTCGTGGAAATCAATACACAGGAAATTATCAAGATTGTGAAGGTGGTATCTATTCATCTCAAGAATCTATTTCTTATACCGCTGGTAAAGCAACTATGATGGGTGCTGGTTATCAAAACACATTATCAACAGCATCTCACTATTCGGTTTTATTTGGAGGAAATAACAACGTAATGGGTTCAACTGAATCTGGCTTTATGGCTGGTAATGAATATTGTAGAATTGATACTGTTGACCATATGGTTGGTATGATATTATCAAGTGGTTCAACAATCTCAGGTTCAACTACTGGTGTCAATAATGCATTGATGGCGGCGTGTTATAATACCAAATATCACGCTTCAGGAACTCAACCAAGAAATATGGTATTCTTAGGTTTGAGTGATAGAGATATTGTTCTAAATGATGCTGATAGACCTTTCCATCCATCGGGAACTACATTTGTTGAGAATATCCACGCATATAGAACACTCACAAGACAAACTCTCACAGGTATTACTGCAACAGGTTCAGTTCAAGTTGATTTGGGTAATCAAACATTTATGGAGTTTACCATTACGGGTAATATCACTGATATAA